AATTGATTGTTCGCAACTAGCCGAGCGTTGTAAGGGCCGAAAGGCCTGGATAACTTCATCGCTTACTACCTGGCTGNACATTCAGTCTCATCCGACCGAACCGCCAATCACTTGCACTTGCTCCACTGACGCGGATCCTTACTTGTCGCGCGGTGAGCCGTACTGACGTTGGATTAGCCATAGTGAAACTACTTGTAGTGGTCTCTGTTCCTGTTGGGAATAAACGTGTTTTAAAAATGACTGAGGTGTCACCCAGGTTGCTTTCATCTGGTATCAATTCAGTAACATCCATCAACCGCTCACCGGTCCCGATTGACAATGCACCGGACTCAGCAAACGGGGTGGCGGAGTCGTAAGAGAAGCCGGTCTCATGCTGATAAATGTATCTGTCTGTTGAAGCCCAGATAGGGTTCGCAAATACACCGGAGTCTACTCCAGAGGTTCTCGCCAAGCTCCCAACGTTCCAAGTGTCATCCTGAAAGTTATAGACTACATATTTGTCTATTTCAGTGGATCCCGAGCTCGGATAGAACCACCAGATTTCATTGAACTGTCCGTTGATGACTGCCCANACTTTTGATCTTTGTTGNTCATTNATATCNGTNAATATCGAATCACTTACATCGCTTTTNAGTGGNACNGTNTAGCCACCGTCATAGCGGAAGAAACTTTTATCACCCATCCAAAATGCAGAAGTGCCTGTGACGGCGATTGCTTTGGGTGCGATAATCCCGCAGTTACTGCCAACCTTTGTGGGAACGTAGTAGAACGGTGAGCCAACAAAGTCTACTGCGTGAGCATCGACATCTGTCAAGACCAGGACTTGTCCACGAACTACGATGCCGGTCTGTATTTTGCCTTCTGAGGCAAGCTCGAAACTTCCTGCATTGTTTGTCGCTGCAGGTGTCCACACTGTCGGAGCAGCTTGGTCAGACCACTGGACCTTTCGCGCAACTCCTCCAGCTCCTAGACACATCACATATCGTTCATCCGTCACGACTACCGATTGATTGTTTGTAGGTGCATTTGTCAGAACCGCAGCAATCGTGTTTGGATCGTTCTGCCAATAGTAAATCTTTCCATCACTGGTTCCCCCGGCAAAACAAGCAACAACATTCTCACCGAAGTTATCAAGAGCAACAGTGGTGCATGGAGTGTAGGTTTCGTTGTCTACCCTCGGCGTACCGTAAGTCCCCTCTCCATAGAACTGAGCTCCGTAGCCTGTCTGGGCAGTTCCATCAGTGCTACCTGTAGCTATACCGCTTGGCGTGATGTCGAAACGGTTCTTCCCCTCTGTGTAGACATAGAGATTGGAAGTGGTCGCAACGATTACTCTACGCGCGTTACTGTTGTCGTTGTAGGCAAGCATGCCCCGACTTACATCAGTAAACTGCGTCGAGCTCATTTGAGACCAGCCGCCAACGGGACGCAAAGTCTCCTCAAACCAGCGGACTAAGTTCGCATCGAACCATCGACCAGCGGCTTGGAATTGCGTCCCGTTTTTGAAAACGCCTGGCGGTATAGAAAGATTTATCAGAGGCATTACTTACGCTTCATTTTTTTATTTTTTGCTGCTTTCTTTGCTGCCTTTCTACCGGCGGGAGTGTATGGATAACTTTTGTTACCTACTTTTGGCATGGTTACATCCTCATTGGTTGATTAAGATTTGTTGTTGTTGCTGCTCCCATAGAAGAAGCTACTTATCCCACTTATTAATCCTCCCAGATAGCCAAGGATCACATTGGGCAAAACGTCCGATTCGGGTACATTGAAAGTGACCATGAATATGTACCCCAGGAAGCCGAGGAGCGCGATGATTGCAAATGCTTTAGGCGTGGGATCGTCGCCAAACATCATCCGAGAGTGCTGTACATCTTCGACCTGTATTTTGAAGGTTTCTAAATCTATCTGACGTTCTTCCAACGTCCTTCTAAACTCGTTATCCGCTTCCTGCAATTGAGGGATAACCTCTGGATGTTTCTCGATGTACTCTTCGAGTTTGGCAGGATCGGTTGTGTTTGATACGCCCAGACGATCAGCAATTAATTTGACACCCATGCCGGCGAGTGGGCCACCCAAGGCTTTACCAACAGTTGGGGCAAGAGAGGCTAAAACACCTTTTAACTTTTTCACTTATACCTCAATCATAAATGTGCTTTTTGGCGGGTCTTCGACCTGCGTCCTGGGGTACGGTGAAATGCCTAGATGATCTAGGATGATTCCAAACGATTCTATTTTTTGCGCGACTTCGTTTATGTTCTCCTTGGCGAACGCCGCCGTCCGTGGATTGTCGAACCACATGCTAAAGCGACCGTGATTTTCTTGGACCCGACCCTGGATCCAGATGTGATCTCTTTCACCAATATCTGTTTCAATCTCTATCGAAAAATCTTCTTCCGTGTTTCCAAGCAGCTGCTCGAAGCCCATCCACTCTTCTTCACCGCTGTTGATCTCGCCATCAGCAAAGTCCACAAAAGTTTCGCCTAGCTTTACATCTTCGAGTTCCCTAGCTTCTGGCGCTTCCCATGCCCAGGATTCTTGCTCGATATCGCCACTGGTTACGTTGACTTTGACGGGCGGTAAATCTTCGAACAGATTTAACTCACCAAACACAGAGGACTCGCCGCCCTCTATCGCTGCTTTCAGATCAGTAAGAAGTTTTTCTACATCCGCACTTTCGTCGATTTTCGCTGAAGTGTTCTCAAAGACCGCATCGAGTTTTGTTTGTCGGGTGACAAAGTCTTTGCCTTCAATCTCTGTTTTTTGCGGGATCTCTGCAGACCGGACCCGAACATTTATATCGTCGCCAGCTGCGCGCACAAAGTTGCCAGCAATCTCCGCTGTGCCGTTCTCTGTGCTAATGGTTATAGACGAGCCGTCTTCGCTGACAGACCCTTTGACTATCTGATCTTGCGCTAGGTCAAGTTCTTGGACTAAGTCAGGCGAGAGCCTTAGTGTGAGTGTTTCTTGTGCTTGAGGCTGTGTGGCTTGGACAATGGACGTTGGGGAGTCAGGCCCAATTATCAATCGGGTTCAGTAGGCCAGGTGATGTCGGAGGGGAACCCTGATTGCCCAGGCACATCTCGCAGGGCTTGCCGGTACGTCTTCCACTCGTCACTCATGGTTACGTCCGATAATGCCATCCAATCTGTTGCTGCGAGTTTTGCGTCACGATCAGACCGCTCTGATTCAGCCTTATCAGCATCTAGTTTAGATTGATATGCCGCTTCCTGTTCTGACTTTGTGGCTTCTTCAGTGTCCGTGAACATATCCTGTTCAACCCACTTTTGTCGCCAGTATCCATCAGAATCTTGCTCTGCTCCATCACGCACAACTCGTTTATATGCAGAAGATGGTTCCGGTTTGAGTGTCTCATTTACAGGATCAATACCCAACGCTTCGTAGACGTTTTCGTTCCAAACTTTCGGAAGTGAGACATTCGGATTGAGCTTGCGGATTTCACCTTGTGATTTCAGTTCACCGCTTGTACGTACTCTAAATTCCATAACTGTTATCCTAAGCTATTGCCATAAAAATGTAATCGCCATCATCTATTCCTTCAATTCGGAAGCCTCCGGCTCCACCACTCAGCATGCCTTCAATATAATTTTGATTGGTAACTGCAGGTTGATTGCTGTTCCAGAGATAATATTTGTCATTACCGCTAGTGTTAAAAGAATAAAAAACGTACCAATCTCCGCTCGCGTCATATCTTTTAACCATTATCCATCTTGGTGCTGCCGAAAATCCACAGTCAACATCGGTGTTACCACTCTTTGTGAAAGAACCAATCTTTTGAATTCCGTCAGAAGACGCATATAACAGGGCCACAAAATATTTACCGTTTTCGTTTGACACATTTTGTGCGCCCACTGAAAAAACACTTGATGTTGGAGTGGTAGTATTCCATACAGTCTCTCCACTAGATGATTGAGCCGCAGTGTCATTTACTAGTAAGTACCTATCGTTACCAAGCGCCGAATGATATACAAGGAATGGTCTTGTGCTGGTTCTGCTTTTGACTAGCATCATTTCAGGAACCGCGTCTAGCTGATGGCTTATAGTCCTCGCGGTATAATTACCTTCATAAGCAACAATATCTAGCAGACCCGGCCTCCGCATCCATGCCGCTTGGTAATACTGATCTGACCCATTTATCGTACCTTTAGTGGTAGTAGTACAACCGCCGCTGTGGTCGAGCGTTAAATCCGCTGAATCATCAACGCTGGTAGCGTTTAGTTTTAGAGCGCCAAGCTGTGATGCAGATGTGCTGCTCGCACGACCAAAGCCACGCATATGGGTTTTGTTGTCGGAATTACCGTCAGTTCGCGTATTAACGTGCCAATCAAATTGTGTAGGCCCAAACTCAAAGGTACGAATAGAAGTATCGTTGCCGGTGTATGCAGTCAATGCAAAATAGTCTGTCCCATAGTCAGCGGGTTTGTGACGTTTAGCAATCGCGGTATATATGATTTTATCCCCANNGCNNAAACCTCCTGTATTTCGGAATCCGTTATGCAACAGTTGAAATATACTATTGTTACCTTCAGCATCATTGGCATTTCCTCTTAGGTATGTTGATACTGAATTTGGTTTGTGTCTGAATGGACGCATAGTATCGGTGATGCCCCAGTAACTTGTAGAAGTTCCTGTAGTGTTTTTGTAAATTATCCACTGAGGCTCAAAGCCTAAATCTATGTCTTGACCACTTGAAGTGTAGTCAAAAACGCCTGATTTAATAATTGCTTCATCACCATCCGCACCAAATATCTGACTGGCTGAATCTCCTGTTCCTGCGAATATGTAGGCTATATAGGATTCACCATTGGTATTTACTCTTCCCTGCGTCCCGACTGTAAATTCTGTTGCGGTGGGTGCAGTGTCGTTCCATATTGAAGTAAGAGTGAATGCGGTCGCAGTAGCATCTAACGTAATAGCCTTTGTCGGCCCTAGAGAGGTGTGGAAACAAGTCCAGTTTTCTGTGTTGCTATACCTTTTTACAATTATAAATCCAGGAACACATCCTAAGTTATGACTAATTGTTCTATTAGAGCCATTTCCCGTCCACGTTTGAATGTCGAAAAATCCTGGCTGCTTCCGAAATGTCCAAGAAACGATTTTGGAGTTGCTATAATTGACATCGTTGTCAGTTCCGACAGTGAATCCATTGCTGTTGAAAGAAGTAAGATGCTGCGTTCTAGATGATTCAGCGTTGCTACTGTTTGTGGACAGCATTTTATTAGCGCCGCGTTCTGTGTCAGCAATTTGATGCCAATAAGCAACTTCCCTGTCTTTTATCCAAACCATCCCTCCTTCGCCATCAAGATCAATATTGTTGACGATATTTTGAGACGATCCGCTACCGTTGTATGCCGTCGTNGTGAAGACATCATCTACATAAACTTTATCGCCAGCACCGCCAGAGGCGGCTTGTAATAACTTATTTGGTGCGCTCATATTTAGCCCATCGCTTGACCGGCAGTGAAGCCGTAATAATTAGTCCCGCCGTCATAAGTAACAAAAACAAACACATCAACACCGCCAGAGGTTGCTGTAAGTGTTGGCGCTGTAGCTGCTGCCCAATCAACACTGCCAGGCCAAGTAATTGTTCGAGCCGAAGAGTCTTGGACAACCTTCAACGTGAATGCGCTGACCTTGCCTGATGCGGCAGGGTTAGAGAATGTGTAGGTCACGTTTTCTGTCAGAGTGTGAGTGAAGTTATCACCATCGCGCAGATTGATCGTGGCTGCATTTGAACTTGAGGTGATTGCGGTAGACTCTTCAATCTTGCCGTTATCAAAAGTGACAACACCATTCGCATCTGCTGTGACTGCTTTACTGGCCTCTGTAGTTCCTAGGGTGCTTACATCGACGTAGTTCAATTCAGTTGTGGAAGCCGAGCAGCCATCGAGCAGGTTGAGTTCTGTTGCCGAGCTCGTGATAGAAGTTCCAGCNATCTGCAAAGTAGTNGCATTTACTTCACCGCTNGAGCCATACACAACAGTCTTGCTGTTGACTATAGTACCCGCGCTTGACCCGTCATTTAGGTTGAGTTCAGCTGCCGAACTGGTGATCCCAAGATCGCTAAGTGTCGTTGCGGCGATGGTGGTGAACGCAAGTTTACCGGCACCGTCTGAAAGGCTCAGAACCTGGCCGCTACTTCCCAGGGCGTTTGGCAACTCAAGAGAATAAGTAGCACCAGCAGAATGCGGAGCACCCTTGATAGTTATGCCGTGTGAGTTCGATTCACAATTGAAACGGATCGCGCCGGCGTTTGTGTTACCGTACAACTCAACATAACCCGTGCCGTTGGCAAAAAGCTGGATATTACCGTTGGTGTTGGTAGAAGTTATCTGCTGTCCATCTACGGTGATGTTATCTACAGCGACAGAGGTAAACGCGCCAGTGTTGGGTGTGGCTGCACCAATCGGGGCGTTGTCGATTGAACCGCTATTTATATCGATTCCCACTATAGGAGTGCCACCGCCCAGCAGAGAATCCAGAGAGTCGAGATCTTGGTTTATATAGCCCCCCCATACGCCAGAATCGCCGCTGACAGTAGGTTTGAGGAGCGAATAGTTTGTCGTGTTAGTAGCCATTTCAGAGCCCTATATCTGTCCAGGTTGTTGTCGGTGGAGTGATGTCTGCCCAGGTTGGTGAGGTCACCGCTGGAACGTCATTCCATTTCAGTTCAGCACCCATAGTCGCAGTTGCTGTACAGGTCAAAGTTTGTAAGTTGATCAGTGGTGTGTATGCCGCATCGCATACAACAGTAGCCGTTGCAGTGACTGAGGCAGCACCAGCGATCTTTGGTTGAGTTACTAATTGAGTCGTGGCGGTTGCAGTAACGCTTGCCGCTGCATCCTTGACGCCTCGCACATTGTCGATCTGCGCGCTTGCTGTTGCTGTCACGGAAGCAGCTGCTTCCTTGACGATCTCCGCGGAGCTGGTTGCGGTAGCAGTCGCTGTTAGATTAGCGGCACCGCCAATGGCGAACCCTGCAGCACAGGTCGCTGTGGCAGACGCGGTAAGATTCGCCGCGCCATCAATCCGAGGGTTTTCAACACCGTATTGGCCGACCCCGTAGGTAAAGCTGCCGTAGCCATCCAGGACAGGTGAGTATGTGCCGGTGCCATAGACACCTGAACCGTATGCGCTCATGCCAAAGTGATGTCTAAGTCACCGCTTGGTACGCGAAAGATGTCACCAGTGGTTATGCTTTTACTTGCAGTAAGCGCGCCGTGATAAAGTAGGTTCCCGCTAGAGGACGCATCCAAAACCCCGAAGTGAGTAATGGTCCCCCAAGAATTTCCAGCAGTTGGGAATTCAATAGCGGATGAATTGCTCGCCACCGCGTTAGTTCTAGAAAATGCCACACTCTGCCTGGCGTAGTTTGTGCCAGAACATTCTGTGCCGCTCCCGGCGTCTGTTGGGTCTGAGGTAAAGAGAGCCAAATAAACCGTTGAGGGTGATGTGTAACTTGTGTTGCGAAGGGTCGCATCAAGGACCGCGCCCTCTAAATAATCGGAAAATGCTGCCATCAGAAGCTCCTATGCCGCATGCGGGGAGTAGTTCCTCCGTAGCGCGCTCTTTCGTTTTCTTGCGTAAGTGAATTGAATTGATCCCGATAAAGTGTCTGCCAAAGCACCACTCGATCGTCATCTTTGAGATAAGGTGTGGCGTGGACCAACGCGCCGTAGACGTAGATCAGGGGCTCCTTGGTTAAGAGCCAGTTGGTCGAGCTGTCACCAGAGAAGTCAGGTATCTTTTCGTAGTAAGCAAGCTCCATCGTGTAAGTGGTATCTGGTGTGGGGAATACCTGTAGCTGCTCACCAATCATAGTGAAATACTTTGGCTTACCCGCGGTGTTACCAAATCTCTCACGCTCTTGGTTCTGCTGCTCGCTTGAGATAGCCTCAAGGGACCGAACAGGATCCGTGTTCAAACGGATATCCCGGATCTCCAAGAAGTCCCCAGGCAAGGCACTGTATTCAGAATCCACAGATGCAGTAGCCCTCTGCACCATCTGTCTAACTCGTAGACTTTGATTGAGTTTCGAGTGTGCTCCTTCAATGAACGTTGGGATGACCGAAGTTAAATCGCTTCGGTTTAACCAATCCGCNACATTGGTTTTGAGCTCACCGTAGTTGGAAATCGTCACTAGATTCGACCTTGCCGGGTTCTAAACTTTTGAAAGTCAGGAGAGTTAAGGAGCTCCTTCATTTTCTTTTGATCTCGGGTGTAACCTTTCTGCAGCCACTCTGCATAGACAGACATCGGAATCGAGGCAACCTTGGTCATGCCGTCACCGTACCGTGTGTGCCGATCTGTTTCGTTTAGCTGCGCTTGGTTGTTCTTCAAGATTTCGCCAACGTCCTGGCGAGTCTCAACAGCATAGGTCTGGTCATGCTCATTGGCATGGAAGATCTGCGTGGTTTTTGTTTCTGGATCGTGATCGAGGATTTTTTTCATTTGCGAAACCGCCTTGTTTTCTTGGCTATCTTTTTCGGTTGTTTGGAAACCTG